GCAATCATCAAGCCCAAAATAAATATTACACTTCCGCGTATTTCAGACCTGCCATCCGATCACGCTGCTCGCGTGTATTGTGAAGGGCGAAAGATACCGTGCCCTGAACGGTTCTATTTTTGCGAAGAGTTTGGAGACTGGGTGCGTGGCATTGACCCTACATATACCACCGTCCCCAATGACGAGCGTATCGTCATCCCGTTCTTTAACAAGAGCGGTGAACTGTTGGGAGTACAAGGGCGAGCCGTTGGAGGCTCAAAGAACGCCATACGGTACATTACTGTGAAATTTGTCAAGGACGGCAGAATGTTTTTCGGAGGCGATACTGTTGACTACTCACAACGAGTTTACGCTACTGAAGGCCCGATTGACTCTGTATTTTTGGATAACGGCATTGCTTTCGCTGGCAGTGAGTTGGGAGATGTGGTTAAGCGTTTCAATGATGTGGTTGTTGTTTTGGACAACGAGCCTCGTAACCGAGAAATTGTGCAAGCCACGCGAGAAGCCATTGAAGCAGGCTACACAGTCTGCGTGTGGGGTTCTGGAGTACTAGAAAAAGATATTAATGACATGGTGCTTTCAGGCAAGTCTCCACAAGAACTGCAAGCAGACATTGATAGATACTCGTGTAGTGGTATGGAAGCGCGACTGAAATGGAGCCAATGGAAAAGGATTTAATATGAATCAATATGAAATAAACCCAATAAACTCTTGGTGTAACGACGAGGTTGGCAAATTGCTAGCAAATCGTATAGCAAATATGCCAATTCTCCAAAGAGTTGAAGCAGTTTCAATGTGTCAGATGTTTTCTTTTTGGAGAGAAGTGCAAGAGTGTATGATTCTTGCGGCTGAAGAAATCAAAACCCTAAAGGCTAAAATTCAAGAACTAGAGTCTAGGAGCACCACATGAGCGAAGAAGAACACGAAGACGGTCACAGTTTCAAGCACCCCGTGGTGGCTTACGCTTTTGCAATTGTTGAATACCTGAAGAACACCAATCCTGAACTGTACAAGCGAGCGGTTGAGTACGCTGAAGACCTGACAGGTGTTGAACTTGAAGGGTTTGAGTTGGAAGAAGTGGGTGGCGAAGACATCAGCGAAAACAACCACGAAATCACCGACGAAGACATGACTGACGGCTGGTTTGGAGACACCGATGAAACCGAGTGAAACCTTTTACTCTGTGCTAAACTGTGGTCATGTGGAATATGTGGATCACATGGGTAGTGATCTTACTGTTGTGAACGCTGCCCGTGTGTCTTTCAACAAAGAGAGTGATTGGGGAGTAGACGAAGCCGCAAAAAAGAGACTAACCGATAGTGGTTCTAGATTTGACGAAAACGAACTGCGTGTGTTGCCACAAAAGGATGAGCGGCTGATTGCGTATTTGGCTAAACACAAGCACTGGACTCCTTTTGCCCATCCACAAATCACGCTGCGGATCAAGGCTCCCGTCTTTGTGCGTACACAACTGTTCAAGCACAAGGTAGGCATGGTGGAAAACGAAGTGTCTCGTCGGTATGTCACAGACGAACCACAGTTCTACACCCCTGATTGGCGAGCAGCACCCACCGATGGAGCCAAGCAGGGCAGCAGCGATTTTGTTGACGATCCCATGTTGGTGGATGAAATGGATGTGATGTTTAATCGTGTAGTACTGGAAGCACTTGACGCATACAACCGGTTGTTGGCTCGCGGAGTTGCTCCTGAACAGGCACGAGCGGTTCTGCCACAGGGAACCTATACAGAGTGGTGGTGGACAGGTTCGCTGTCTGCATACGCCCGAATCTACGCACAACGGGTTGACGCACACGCACAATGGGAAGTCCAGCAGTACGCCCAAGCAATTTCTCAAATTATTGCTCCCCTGTTTCCCCACTCTTGGAAAGCACTAACCACACTCCCTACATAGTAGGATGGAACAGTTCAAGCGATTCTCACAACCAAAAGACTCGCAAGAGCCAACAAAGCCTCTACCGTTTTCGGAGGGGCGTTATGGCTTTGGTTCACAGTTTACCCTGACTCACCGTGTCAAGGGCACAGACTACAAGATTGGTGATCGGTTTACATATATTTCACAAACCGAAGCGGTTGCACACGATCCGTATATTTTGAAGATTGGTGACGGTATTGGCGAACACTGCTTTATTGATCCCAACGGTCGTGCTGTGGTGCTGTCTGCTGATTTGGGTGTGGTGAACACCTTGTTTGAGTGGGTGGAACCGCTGCCAAAAACTGTAGTGATTACTGAAGGTGAAGAGTTTGTGCCTCCACCGCCCACACCTGTGTACATTACGGAATCCCAGTTCAAAGAATTCCGCAAGGGTTTGGCTACTGTACTGTCTGAAATTGCGGCTATTGTGCCCAAGGTTGGACAACAGGGGTTACGGGGCGAGCGTGGCGAAAGGGGCGAACAAGGCGAGCGTGGAGAAAGTGGATATACAGGTTGGCCCGGCGACAAGGGTGAACAGGGCGTTCAAGGCGAAAAAGGTGAAAAAGGAGATAAAGGCGATGCAGGCGAAAACGGCGAAAAGGGTGAAAAAGGTGAGCAAGGCCCAAAGGGCGAGCGTGGCGAAAGGGGTGAAACAGGTGAGAAAGGCTCTAGCGGAGATCGTGGAGAAGTTGGGCCTCGTGGTGAGCAAGGGGAGAAAGGTGATAAAGGCGATAGAGGCGAGGCTGGAGTACGAGGTCAAGACGGCAAAGACGGAAAAGACGGCAAAGACGGTGCGGAAGGTAAAGCGGGAAGAGTGGGGGAGAAGGGACTAAAGGGAGACAAGGGCGACAAGGGTGAGCGTGGTGAGAAGGGTGACAAGGGTGATGTTGGTGACAGCGGACTGCTGACTGCCAAATTCCCGCTTGTTTACGATGCCCAAGAAAAGTCCATTGGTATTGACGAAGCCCGATTAGACAAAATCCTGAAGAAGATACTGGGTGGCGGAAAGGTTTCCGCCCAAGATATGGGATGGCTTGCGTCCACAGGTGGTGGCGGCAAGGTGGCTGTGTATGTGAACGGAGTGAAGGTTACTCCTGATGTTCGTACATTGGATTTTACGGGTGGATCGGTTTCGTACACCAAAGTTGGCGGCAAGGTCACGGTAAACATAAGCGCAACGGGTGGCGGTGGCGGGACAAACTTTTATTATCAGGAAGACGCACCAACACTGGGAGTCACGATTGGTTCACGGTGGATGGATTCCGACAACGGACAAGAGTATGTGTATGTGAATGACGGAAACAGCAACCAGTGGGTGCAGCCCACCGTGAATCCGTTCTTCGGTGCTGTCACATATACCACCACAGCGGTGACGGGTGCAACATACGAAGCCACCGCACAGGACTACTATATTGGAGTAAGTTATGCGGGAACCCCAACGGTGTATCTGCCGTCTGACCCAAGTATTGGCAGAGAAGTGGTGGTAAAGGACGAATCAGGAAACGCAGGAGCAGCCAATCGGTACATTACCGTGCGTGGTGCAAGCGGTTCAAGCGAGACTATAGACAATCAAGACTCTGCGGTTCTGAACCTAAATAATGCAGGCGTTCATTTCATTTATAGAGGCGGATGGAGAATTATATGAGTTACCTGTTCAACAACAAGGTTGGTTTCGTTGACAATGCAGTGGACGCTTTCAACCGTTTAAAGGTTGCCAATCCGTTCACGCTGTTTGACAGCCAACAACGCTACCAAAGAAACGACAAGTGGGACATTTTTGGAGTCACAGGCGGAACTGCCTCTTATGTTATCACCGAGAGTGCGGTGAAACTGTCTGTGGGCACAACCGTTGGCAGCAAACTCACAACCGAAACCAAGCGTGTATTTCCGTATCAGCCGGGAAAGTCGCTGCTTGTACTCAACACATTTGCCATGAACACCCCAAAGGAGGGGTTACGGCAGCGAATCGGATATTTTGGAATAACAGGTGGAGCCACAGCGGGTACTCCGTATAATGGAGTGTATCTACAGCAAGACGGCTTGACTTTATCCTTTTGCTTGGCAAGCGCATCATTGGCAACCACAACCACCGTGAACCAATCACAGTGGAACGGCGACAAGTTTAACGGAACTGGAGCGTCAAGCCGAACGCTTGATGTCACCAAAGGCAACATCTTTTGGACGGATATTGAGTGGTTGGGCGTGGGCGATGTGCGTTGCGGATTCTTTGTGGACGGAAAGCCTGTGGTAGCCCATACTTTCCACAACGATAATGTCCACCCCACCACATACATGACCACGGCTGTGCTGCCTATACGATACGAAATAGAAAATACGACCGCACAAGCCGCAGGCAGCACACTCACACAAATCTGTTCAAGCGTCATCAGTGAAGGTGGATACGAAGGCTTTAGCCGCAGATACAATGTGACGCATAGCGGAGCCACGCTGATGGGACTTACAACCGCAGGAACGCAGTATCCGATTGTTGCTTTGAAACTGAACTCCAACAGACTTGACAGTGTGATTGTTCCGTCCAACATTAGTGCTGTTGTTCAAGACAGCACAAACAACAAGGCTGACACCGTTCAGTACAGAATCCTGTTGAATCCTACCCTGACAGGTGGATCGTGGACTACGCACTACAACGGAAATGTGGACTACAACACCACTGCAACAGCCGTGTCTGGCGGAACAGACATTATCGGCGGATACATCAATAGCAGCGGAGCGTTTTCCGTGTCTGATATCAACGATTTCAACTTTCAGTTGGGAAGAACACAAACAGGAGTTAGTGATGTGATTGTACTCACAATGACTCCTATTAACAATGGTGCAAAAATTTCTGCCGACTTCTCTTGGTTTGAGATCGTATAATGCCCCTCGACTTCCCATCAACACCAGTACTGAATCAAGTCTACTCCCTCGGCGGCAAGTCGTGGAAGTGGAACGGTGCTGCATGGGAAACCTACAACGACAATCTCGGCGTTGATTTTGTTGAAACAGTAAACGGAATCACGGGCGATGTGTCCGTGGTTGGTGGAACTAGTATTTCTGTGGTATCCGCAGGAAAAACACTAACAGTAAACTACACTGGTTCTAGTGGTGGAACTTCTATAACCGATTATGTGTCTGCATTCAACGGACTCACAGGTGCAGTTCAAGGTGTGTCGTCTGCAAACGGACTAACAGGCGCAGTAGCATTCCGTGCAGGAGCAGGACTCACGCTCTCCACATCGGGTGGTGGAATCTCGTTTGCAATACATTACGGAGCAACAGGTGCGGGTGCACCTTTCAGTATTGCTTCTCCTACCAATCTTGATAAATTCTTGTTTCAGGACAATGAAACAGGACAAATGCAAATAGTATCGTACTCAACTATTTTAGCAAAGGCTGCTCAAGTAGGAGAGGTTTTGTCAACCTCTTCTACATACACCCAAAGCAACACCAACTTTGTGGTTCAAAACACTTCAACTGGGGTAACTCAACTGGTTTCTGCTAACAATGTATTTTCAAGTATTGATGGTGGTATTTACGACGATGAAATGCCGCTATAATAAATACCATAACAGGGATATTCGGTGTCAGTACAAATAAGCATATCAAAAGGCACATCAAACCCCACTTCCTCCACCGGATTAACCCTTGGTGAGCCTGCTTTTAATTATTCTAACAATACACTTTGGCTTGGTAAAGGTTCTGGAGTGTCTCCAGTGTGGGTTGGTGCTGGTGTCTGTGGTGCTTCTGGAGGAATTGCCGCTGGCATCACTACTCAAATTCCTACACTTAGTGCTGTTAGAAATTATTTCTCTGCGGTGTCTTCAAATTTCATTGGGATTACTTCTGCGTATGTGTCTGCTGTTAACGGATTAACAGGTTTTTTGGGAATAACAGGCGGAACCGATATATCGGTTTCAGTTTCAGGCACAACATTCACCATCAATTACATCGGAACGGGTGGTGGAGGTGGAGGAAACGATTTTTACTATCAAAATAATGCTCCCGTAGGGGCAACCTACGGAGACAGATGGTTGAACTCTGACAGCGGTTCGGAGTATGTGTTTGTATACGATGGAGACTCATCGCAGTGGATTCAACCTGCGGTTCCGAGCGGAGTTGGTGCCACTGGACCAGTGGGAGCAACAGGAGCAACTGGTCCTCAAGGCATTCAGGGCAACACGGGTGCTACGGGATCTCAAGGAAACACAGGGCCAACTGGTTCTGCTGCAGACCTTGGGTTTGTGATTGCGATGGCAATAGCCCTATAAATAGGGAGGAGAACCTATGAAGAAACTACTAGGACAAGACGCATCAGGAACATACGCCTTCAATCCAACTGCAAAGACAGTCACCTTTTCGGGTCTGTCTCAGCAGATCACATTGGCTAATATTTTACTTATCACCAATGTAACCGCCAACACCATTATTTACAATTTTGCTAGTTCATCCACAGGAGCAGTAAGTTTTGCCAACAATGTGCTGACTCTAGACTACGACACCACATCCATGAGTGCCACAGATGTTCTGCAAATCTACCTTGACCTTGCAGGTGAAGAGTCACTACACGATCTCCTTCGCCGCATGAACAAACTGCTAGAAAGCAATGCTGTTGTTGATTCCCGTCTACGCCAAAAAGTCGTAATAGAAGCAATCGGAACCAATTTGGCAGCACCAACTGAAGTTAACACCACTATTCCTGTTTCGGGAACAGTTAGTGCAACAGTCAGTAATAACTCAGCAAGTCAACTTGTTCCAATTGCTGCGGCTAATCCATATTCATTGTCATCTTCAGCCACGGGATTAATCATGGAAGGTCCTGTTCATCAATTATGGCGTGTAGCCAATGACGCTCAAGCCTGCTACGCTCAAGCAATTCGTTCTAAACTCACATTCTCATAATAGGAATACACAATGGCAGTAACCAATCTACTAAAGACACAAGTTGATCAACCCGTATTTGAATGGATGCGTTTCGCTCCCACAGCAACAAGTAGCACTGCTACTTTGCTGTCATCTGATGAAAGTGCGCGATATATGTACTACATTGTCGGTCAGGCAATGTGGCGATATGATACCTATAGTGATTCGTGGCAAGAATGTGCTGCACCAAATATTGCTCCTGCCACTGCCGTTGCCGGAAAATATGCTGCATACGCTGGAAGCAGAGGACATACAATCAGCGCAACTTCCACCACCATAACAATTGGTGGACTTGGTAGACTGGGAAATGTTTGTGTAGGAAGTAAAATTAGAATTCTTTATGGTACTGGTGCAGGACAAGAAAGAACAATTACTGCTTGCTCGGATGGAGTGATTCACGACAATGGTTTGGCAACAACTGCCAGCGCAACTCAAATCGGTGACTCTACCAAAAAATGGAGAGTTAATCAATGGGACGGTTACAACTGTCGTTTGATATTCAGCACTGGTCAGTCTCAAGTAAGAAGAATTCTTTACAATGATACAACCACCCTGACATTCTCTGATACCAACCATCAAGCAGTAGATTCTTTTAATAATACTGGTTTTTCTGCCGTAACCCCTTTTGCAGTACCAGTAACATCTGCTGGTTCGCAAACTCACTTTGTAATTGAATCCAGTGTCTTGACTGTAGACTCGGCTTGGACAGTTACTCCTGATGCAAGTTCAATATACCAAATAATGACGGGTGGAATTTGGCTGGTGACAGCCGCAGCATCCACACCATTTGCTGCGTTTCAATACTATGATATTCTTCTGGATTCTTGGTTCACAAAAACTCCTTCCGGTCCAATGCATCATGCTGCTGCCTTAGGTACGGATTTTGCAATTGACAGAACAGGTGAGGCTGGTGGAGTATTTCTTAGTGGTGTTACTGCTTCTTCTGCTGCTGCAAAAACATTGGTTCAAAGCGGAGCAACTTATGCATACGACCGCTATGCAAATTATCAGTTGAGAATTGTTTCTGGTACAGGAATTGGACAACGAAGAAGAATTACTGCAAACTCAGCAGATACTTTTTATCTTGAAAAGAAATGGGATATTACGCCAGATAACACATCAGGTTATGCAATATACGGAGATACCGATAAAATGTGGCTTGCTGGAAATGCTTCATCAGCACTGTATCAATATTCGGTTGAACATGATTTGTGGGCAAGTGCGCCAATAGTAGATACTGGTGTTGCTCGTCAAATTTCTGCAACTCCTGCTTCTGGTGTCACATTATCTTATGGTCCACCACATGAAGGATATGGAGTAACAAGCATAACATACAGCGCAAGCGGTATTTTAAGCGTTGCAGTAAATGCAGCAGGAACAAACTATGTTGTTGGAGATTTAGTTACATGTTCCACCACAGGAACAAACGGTCAGGTATATGTTACCGGAGTCACTGGTGGTGGTGCAGTAACATCTTTGCAACTTGCTGCATCTGGAAGCGGTTATGCAAACGGTTCTTCAAACACCACAGGTGGTTCTGGCTCTGGTCTTACAATAACTCTTACTGTTGGAAAAGTAGGAAATGTAGTTTCAGCAGTAAATCACGATTTCAGGCACGGTGAATCTGTTATTATTGCTGGTTGTACCACAGAAACAACTTTCAATGATACATTTGCAGTCATAGGAACAAACTCTCTAACCGCATTTAGCATTGCTGCAAATTCTGCCGCAACACAAAGCCCAACTGCGGGTATCACGCTCACCACATCTTTGCTTGTGGATGCTGCTCAAAACTGGAATACCAACGAGCATGTTGGAAGAGTGGTATTCGTGCAAACAGCGGGAACATCGCCAACTAACGCGGGTGCCAGACGCATTACCGCAAACACTGCAACAACATTAACTTTGTCGTCTGTAATTTCAGTGATGGCAAACGGAACATCTCGTTATGTGATTCAAGAAGCACGACCATTCGGTGCAATGTGCATTGATAAAGTGGCAGAAAGATCTCCGTTGGGTTGGGCAACTTCTGGTACATCAACTACGCTGGTTGACACAACCAAAAACTGGAGAATCAATCAATATCAAAACTGCCGTGTTAGAATTGTTTCAGGAACGGGAGAAGGAAATGATGTTGTAATCTCTTCCAATACTGCAACAACTCTAACCGTGGCTTCTTGGAATGTTGCAACACCAGATGCAACTTCCAAGTATGAGATTATGGACTCGTATGGAATAGTAACTACTGGTGCAGGAACAACCACTGTTACTGATGCAAATAAAAATTTCCCAACAAACTATCTGGCAGGAAAAAGAATTCGTTATATTGCGGGAACCGCTTCTTCTTCTGCTGGTGCAGCAACCGTAGAAGTTGCAATAACTTCAAATACTGGAACGGTGATTACTATACCTGCATTGACTTCCAATGCCACAGATACATTCTATGCAATTTATGAAATTCCAGCAAGAAGCACAGGTATTGATATAAAATGGTTGTTTGGTGTTTCCGATGTAGAAAAGAAAGGAAGATGGTTGATTTCTCCCCGTGGCGGTGGCTCAAATATTTTTGATATATTTGATATCCCAACATCAACTTGGGAAATTACACCATTCATTACACCTATAACAACAACTTTGACTACAGGTTCCATGTATGTCTATGACGGAGTTGATTCGTATTACTTCACCAAAGATGCTACAAACCGTATTTATGAACTAGACCTTTCTACATTCCAAGTAGAAGCAGCAGCATCTATTCCATATGCTCATAGCACAGCAACTCTCAGCAATAAATTTGAAATTGTAAAAACTGTTGATGGTTTAACATATTTGTACATCATGCGTCATACAGGTCAGGAAATGTGGAGAACTCTAAAGTTCTGGTAATCCATGCCCATCAACTTTCCAGCATCTCCCGCCCCGAACGAAACCTACACTTATTCCGGTTCCACATGGAAATGGAACGGTGCTGCATGGGACTTTACTGTTGGAGCCATACAAACCACCGAAGACTATGTGATTTCGTTCAACGGAGTCACGGGTGCGGTGCAGGGAGTATCGGCTGCTGTGGCAGGAACAGGTGTGATAGTTAGTGGAGCAACTGGTACAGTTACAATCACAAATATTGGTGTGCAGAGTATAGACGGTAGAACTGGAGCAATAACATACCTTGACGGTGGCTCTCTATAAATATAGAAGAGGAAACTAATGCCTATTCAGATATCTCTTAAGAAAAGCACAAGTGCTCCAACCGGCTCATCAGGACTCACATTAGGAGAGCCGGTTTTTAACTATGCAGACAGTACCCTGTGGGTTGGTATGGGTGGAACAACCACTCCAGTGTGGGTCGGTGCTGGTGTGTGTGGTGCTTCAGGTGGAATTGCCGCAGGACTTACCTATCAGATTCCCACACTTGGTGCAGTTAAAGATTATATTAGTTCTATAGGAACAATAGGCGCAACAGGTGCAACAGGCGTTCAAGGCGCAACAGGTGCTACAGGAGCAACAGGCGTTCAAGGCGCAACAGGTGCTACAGGTGCTACAGGTGCTACAGGCGTTCAAGGCGCAACAGGTGCTACAGGAGCAACAGGCGTTCAAGGCGCAACAGGCGCAACAGGTGCTACAGGTGCTACAGGTGCTACAGGTGCTACAGGTGCTACAGGTGCTACAGGAGCAACAGGCGTTCAAGGCGCAACAGGTGCTACAGGTGCTACAGGTGCTACAGGTGCTACAGGTGCTACAGGAGCAACAGGTGCTACAGGTGCAACAGGTGCTACAGGAGCAACAGGTGCAACAGGTGCTACAGGAGCAACAGGTGCAACAGGTGCTACAGGAGCAACAGGCGTTCAAGGCGCAACAGGTGCTACAGGCGCAACAGGTGCTACAGGTGCAACAGGCGTTCAAGGCGCAACAGGCGCAACAGGTCCCGTTGGCGATTATGTGGTTTCGTTCAATGGACTCACAGGTGCAGTGCAGGGTGTGTCGGCTGCCGTAGCAGGAACTGGTATTTCTGTTAGCGGAGCAACTGGTGCAGTTACGATTACCAATATCGGAGTTCAATCGTTCAACGGACTCACTGGCGCAGTTACAGGTGTCACCGTTGGTGGAGCCAACACATTCACCGCTCTAAACACTTTCAATGCAGGTATCTCTTCAGCAGGCGGAACCTTCAGCGCACTCACAAGATTTACTGAGGGAATTAGTGCTTCTGGAGCAACTTTATCATCAAACACAACAATTCCTTCGGGTTCAACTCTTACCGTTAATGGAAACTTTGTTGCCAATGGAAATGTCAATCTAGGTGATGCCGTAACAGATGCAATTACTGTTACTGGAGTTTTGGCAGCAAATGGTGGTTTGAGTGCCGCAGGCGGAACCTTTAGCGGAAACATCTCCGCACCCAATATTGTGACTTCTTTCAACGGACTCACAGGTGCAGTCACGGGTGTCACCGTTGGTGGAGCCAACACATTCACCGCTCTAAACACTTTCAACGCAGGAATTTCTGCCGCAGGCGGAACATTCTCGTCTCTGACCCGTTTCACCGCAGGCATCTCTTCAGCAGGCGGAACATTCTCGTCTCTGACCCGTTTCACCGCAGGAATCACTGCATCCACTCTGTATGTGTCTGGTGGTGCAACCTTTGGAACAGACACATCCGTAAACGGAACAGTATACACAAAGGCTATTCAGCAATATGCAGGTGCGGGAAGCACCACTCCACTATACATTAATTCAGATTCATCAGGAAACGGTGGTGGAAACACCATAACAACCATTGGTGATTCGGTTGGAGAAATAAACAACACCCACATTACAGTTGATGACAATACTGGAGTTATTGTGCTGAGTGCTGGTGCGGGCGGAATAAACAACAGCGGCGGTTTCCTTAATCAAGTAACTGCTCCATCGTTTGCCGACACCTATTCGTTTGTTGAAACTTATAGAACCACCACAACGGCTACCACAGCCAATCAAACTATTGCTACAATACCGAGTGTTTACGACGGTACTGCCTCTATAATGAACTATCCTGCGTTTGAGGTCACAATTTCTGCTCGTGATACCGTGTTGAACAAAACTGAAATGTTGAAGATGTTGGTGGTGCAGGACGGAACCAATACCGTAAACACGCAATACGGCTTGATTCGCACAGGAGCAACTGGCCCTGTGTCTTCTTACAGTACAACTTTGAGTGGCGCACTGGATAAAAACTTGTTGATTCGTGCCACTCCTCTTTCCGCCAACAGCACCGCATTCACAACCACCGTGCGTGCTCAATCAAACGGGTAATGACTAGGAGATAAAATGCCAGACACCATAGTTCCATTCAACGCAGTATCAGGGCTAACCGCAACAACCGCATTCTTCACAAGCGGAGTTACTTTTGGTTCAGGTTTTGGTGCAACAGGAGCGACCTCTTCATTTTTCTCAGGATTGGATTTAAACTTCAACACTCTGATTGACCCGTCTTTCCGTTACTACAACGAAACCACAAGCAGCCCAAGCATCAGCACCAACACTCTAACACTAGACCTTTCTTCTGCACAGGTGTTTAATGTTTCTCTTAACGCAAACATCACCACACTCACCATTTCTAATACTCCGTCCACCTCAAACCGAGCAATAGGATTCACTCTGATATTTACCGCAGACGGAACCGCAAGAACAGTAACATGGCCCGCAGAAGTCAAGTGGGCAAACAACGACCCGCCTTCTCTCACAAGCACTAACAACAAACGAGACATTCTTTCTTTCATGTCACCCGATAACGGCACAACTTGGTTTGGATTTATTGGAGGCTTGAATTTCTAATGCTTGGTGGTCTTGGCAACAACTCAGCACGAAACGCAAAGAAAATTGTGCCTACGCTGTGGGCGTGGGGGAGCAACTCCGACGGTCGTTTGGGTCTTAATGATATTATTCCTCGCTCTAACCCTGTTGCGATTGATAGGGGAATGGCATGGTCATCAGTAAGTGCGGGTGGTTCCCATACACTAGCCATCAAGTCTCCAGGAGGATTGTGGGGGTGGGGGAGCAACACCAACGGTCGGTTGGGTCTTGGTGATGTCACTAATCGCTCTTCTCCTGTTCAAGTAGGAACTGATACGAATTGGTCATCAGTAAGTGCGGGTGGTTCCCATACACTAGCCATCAAGTCAGGAGCATTGTGGGCGTGGGGATCCAACGCCATCGGTCAATTGGGTCTTGGTAACACCACCACTCGCTCTTCTCCTGTTCAAGTAGGAACTGATACGAATTGGTCATCAGTAAGTGCGGGTAGTTCCCATACAATGGCAATCAAGTCTACAGGATCTCTTTGGGCGTGGGGGACCAACGCCATCGGTCGTTTGGGTCTTGGTGATGTCACTAATCGCTCTTCTCCTGTTCAAGTGGGAACTGATACGAATTGGTCATCAGTAAGTGCGAATACCTCTGTACTAGCAATCAAGTCAGGACAATTGTGGGCATGGGGATCCAACTTTGCGGGCGGATTGGGTCTTGGTGATACCACCGCTCGTTCTTCTCCTGTTCAAGTAGGAACTGATACGAATTGGTCATCAGTAAGTGCGGGTAGTTACCATACCATAGCAATCAAGTCAGGACAATTGTGGGCATGGGGATACAACACCAACGGTCTTTTGGGTCTTGGTGATGCCACTAATCGCTCTTCTCCTGTTCAAGTGGGAACTGATACGAATTGGTCATCAGTAAGTGCGGGTAGTTCCCATACAATGGCAATCAAGTCTACAGGAGCATTGTGGGCGTGGGGGAGCAACACCAACGGTCTTTTGGGTATTGGAAATTCACCTTCACAATCTGAGTTTCCTGTTCAAGTAGGAACTGATGCGACCTGGTCTTCAGTAAGTGCGGGTAGTTCCCATACAATGGCAATCAAGTCTACAGGAGCATTGTGGGCGTGGGGGGCCAACACCAGCGGTCAATTGGGTCTTGGTGATGTCACTAATCGCTCTTCTCCTGTTCAAGTGGGAACTGATACGAATTGGTCTTCAGTAAGTGCATCTATTTCTAGTTCCTTTGTACTAGCAATCAAGTCAGGACAATTGTGGGCATGGGGATACAACGGCAGCGGTCAACTGGGTCTTGGTGATGCCACCGCTCGTTCTTCTCCTGTTCAAGTGGGAACTGATACGAATTGGTCTTCAGTAAGTGCGGGTGGTTCCCATACACTAGTCATCAAAACCACAGGATCTCTTTGGGCATGGGGAATCAACACCAGCGGTCAATTAGGTCTTGGTGATACCACCGCTCGTTCTTCTCCTGTTCAAGTAGGAACTGATACGAATTGGTCATCAGTAAGTGCGGGTGGTTCCCATACACTAGCCATCAAGTCAGGAGCATTGTGGGCGTGGGGGAGCAACACCAACGGTCGGTTGGGTCTTGGTGATGTCACTAATCGTTCTTCTCCTGTTCAAGTAGGAACTGATGCGACCTGGTCATCAGTAAGTGCGGGTGGTTACCATGCAATGGCAATCAAGTCTCCAGGATCTCTTTGGGCGTGGGGGAACAATATCACCAACGGTCGGTTGGGTCTTGGTGATGTCACTAATCGCTCTTCTCCTGTTCAAGTGGGAACTGATACGAATTGGTCATCAGTAAGTGCGGGTAGTCAGAATACACTAGCCATCAAAACCACAGGATCTCTTTGGGCATGGGGGAGCAACACCAGCGGTCAATTAGGTCTTGGTGATACCACCGCTCGTTCTTCTCCTGTTCAAGTGGGAACTGATACGAATTGGTCATCAGTAAGTGCGGGGAGTAGTTCCTTTACATTAGCAAGAAAAACAGACGGAAGTTTGTGGTCGTGGGGATCGAGAACCTTAGGGAAAAGTGGTGTGCTCATTATTCAAAATGTTTCATCGCCAGTTCAGGTACAAACAGCAACAAACTGGAAAATATCACCAAGTGGACAGGCACATAACGCAGCATTAAAGATTTTCACTACACAGAATCCTACTACATAAGTCGGTCTACACAATGGAGTTCATATTATGAAATCACTACACTTTCTATCAGGTCTTCCTCGCAGCGGTTCCACGGTTCTTGCTGCGCTGTTGAATCAGCATCCGCAAATTAAAGCCACATCCACAAGTGGACTCATAGACATTATGGGCGCGGTGTGTGCAGCATGGGAAGGTTCTCCCACAAAAGGAGATGCTTCCACAGCAGAAGTACATCGTTTGCTTCGTTCCGTGGTTGACGGAAAATACGAAACGGAACCCAAACCAGTCATCATAGACAAGAGCCGAGGGTGGGCAAATCCTGTCATTATGAAAACCATGCACCAAGTTCTTGGCAGACCACCAAAAATTATTGCTACGGTTCGTCATCCTGCTGATTGTGCGGCATCCTTTGTGCGTCTGATCAAGCCAGACAATCTCACAGTATTCCTGAACGGCTCTCACATCATTTCACACCTGAAGTCTTCGTATGCCACCCTGCAAGAAGGTTACGAAGACAATCCTGAATGCTTTCTGTTTGTGGACTATGACGAGTTGCTGCAATCTCCACAGACACAAATGAATCGAGTTTTGGAGTTCTTGGAGTTGCCTCCCCATCAGTTTGACTTTAACTGTATTGATACCCAAGTGGTAGCAGAACGAGATGATGCTGCATGGGGCATTCCCAATCTGCACAGCATTGCTCCTCGCTTGGGCAGACAGCACAACAAAACAGCAAAAGATATTCTTGGGTATCATTGGGACTCGTTTCACAAGCCACGATTCTGGATGGGTGAAACACAAGCAGAGATACCAAAGAAGAAAATTGATATCTCCGTGGAACTTTCCAAACAAGGACAGTTTGAAGAGTCGTATCGTGTACTCCAAGCAGCACAGGCAGAACGCCCTGAGTGCAACAAGATAGCATTCAACATGGGATGGTTTGCCTTGCGTGAAGGAAAACTTCAAGACGGCATGAACCTCATGTCGCGGGGACGATACGAAAACGCTTTTGGAAATCCCAAGCCTGATGTGCCTACACCCATATGGGACGGCAAGAGCATGGGAACTATTTTGTATTATCTTGAAGGCGGTTTGGGTGATCAGATTCATTCTTTGAAATACATTTCTGATCTGAATCGCCGTGGTTGTGATGTTATAGTGGCGTGTTCACCTGAACTGTGTCCCATTGTGAAGACTTGCACAGGCGTGAAAATGATTATTGATCATCGTGCCGCAGGATTGGTGTATCACGATTTTTGGATTCCTGCCATGTCTGTTCTCACTCCTTTGGGATACGAGTATTCAGATATTAACGGCAAGTCATACATTCCACGCACACATATGCCCAATGCTCCCCGTCCTGTGATTGGTGTGCGTTGGCAAGGTAATCCCAAGTTTGAAGACGAGCAGAATCGCAGGTTTCCATTGGAGCCGTTCTTTGAAGCACTACGAGACATAGACGCAGACTTTGTGTGTCTGCAACGGGATGAAGGTGAGGAAGACTGCCCTGATTTTATTCGTAAGGTAGCCTTGAATAATTGGGAACAAACACGGGAAGTCATATCAGGCTGTGATCTTGTAATATCGTCCTGCACAAGTATTGCCCATCTTTCGGGTGCTATGGGTGTGCCTACATGGGTGGTGTTACCTGTGCTGAATTATTATATTTGGAGTCCTGAAGGAGAAACATCTCCCTTCTATGATTCCGTGCGGTTGTTCCGTCAAGAAAAATTTGGAGACTGGAATGCTCCGATAGAAAAGTTGGGTACTGAACTTGTAACTACATACGGAAGGAGACAAGCAAATGAAGAAAATACGAATAGAAAACAACTCTGTGGTTGAGTGCATGAATGCAGACGAGGTTCCTGAAGGAGCCATGAACACAGGCGATTGGCGCGATGCGGTGGAGGTTCAACCTGAACTAGTTGCAGGAAAACAAGTCACCGATGGGCATTGGTTTGACTTAACCAAGACTCCTGTAGAAATTCTTTGGAATGTTAAGGACTTGAGTGTGGAAGATCGAAAGCAGCCTCTACTTTCTGCCGTAGATCAAAAGTATAAACAGCAACTCACAGATGTCGTGAACACAGCAAACGATCCAGCAGAAAGCACACAAGCCTTTCTACAAGCCATGATCGACAAGCAAGCCGATAAAGCGGTTGTGGCTGCTCTTACCACTCACCAACAGATAGACGATTACATAACAAACAATCCTTAATGCGAATAGCGTTCACTATTATTCATAATGGGCTTCATCACCTGAAGCATAACGAGCAAGCAGAATCCATACTTCGTGACTGTGATTGGTGGGTTGTGGTGGAAGGTGCTGCACGGTCAAACGGCAGCACTCGTTGGTGCAAGGAGTTTCCTTCGCACCTTCACGACAACGGCAGAAGCGTGGACGGAACGCATGAATACTTGTTGGAGTTGCAACAGCACCATCCCAACTTGGTGTATGTTCAGTCTGACGGCTTTTGGCATTCCAAAGATGTACAGGTGAACCGTGCAATAGAAGAAGTTCGTAAACTCACAGACTCCTGCTATCTGTGGCAGATAGACATAGACGAGCAATGGACTGCGGAATCCATGACCGCAGCAGAAAACCAATTAGAGGCTTCAGGAGAAATTGCAGGAGCATTCGCTGCTGACTGTCGTGTTGGAAAGAACCTACGAGCAATAGGTGATTGGGGTGAGTGCCGCACATACGGTTACATTCGCTTGTGGAAATGGTGTGGACAAGATTTTGTTTGCCACGAACCTCCTCTGCTTCAAGGTGCAGGCAAAGAAGCGGTATTACTCACGCCAAGATTCACTCATTACAACTACTACTTTGAACGGGATGTAGAATTTAAAGATAGGTGGTATGGTGGGCATGAAGGAATTTTAGAAAGATGGCAACTACTTAACTCCCTTACAAATAGAAGTTTCCCTCTTCATATTTCAAATTTGATTACGGGCGAGTGGGGAAAAACAAATAGTGCAATCGTTTGGTGTCCCGAAGAAAACTAAAAATTCAAAACTATATTTGAACGCCTGTGAACCTCGTGGTAGGGGCTACATACTCTACCAACCCTAACAATGGAGGCACTAATGACCAAGACTCTTCCCAGTTTCTATCAGCAATTCATCCATCTTTCAAGGTACTCGCGGTGGATTGAAAGCGAAGGCAGACGCGAAACATGGGAAGAAACGGTTGCTCGTTATTTCCTTTTCTTTGACGAGCATTGGGAAGAGAAGGGCATAAAGATTCCCAAGTCTGTTCGTGAAGAATTGGAATCCGCTATCCTGAATCAAGAAATCATGCCGTCCATGCGTTCGCTAATGACCGCAGGCGAAGCACTAAAGCGTGACAACACCGCAGGCTACAACTGCTCGTATGTGGCAGTAAACAAGGTGCGTGCGTTTGATGAAATCCTGTATGTGCTTATGTGCGGCACAGGCGTGGGCTTCTCTGTGGAGCGGCAGTATGTGGAGAAACTACCCACTATTGCAGAGCAGTTCAGCAGTAGCGATACCGTTATCGTGGTGAAGGACTCCAAAGAAGGATGGGCAAAAGCGTATCGTGAACTGGTTTCACTCCTGATTGGTGGGCAGATTCCGTCGTGGGACACCAGTAAGATTCGCCCCGCTGGTGCAAGACTAAAAACATTTGGCGGTCGTGCAAGCGGTCCTCGCCCACTTGAAGAACTGTTCGGTTTCACCGTTGATACTTTCAAGCGAGCAGCAGGACGCAAACTCACCTCAATGGAATGCCATGACATTATTTGCAAGGTAGCAGAAGTGGTTGTGGTGGGTGGTGTGCGTCGTTCTGCACTCATCTCTCTGTCCAATCTGACAGACGAGCGTATGCGTAATGCCAAGAGCGGTGCGTGGTGGAACGAGAACCCACAGCGTGCACTGGCTAACAACAGTGTGGCGTACAAGGAGAAGCCCGAGATTGGCACATTCATGGAAGAGTGGCTGTCTCTGTACAACAGCAAGAGCGGTGAGCGTGGCATCTTTAACCGTGAGGCTGCACAGAAGACTGTGGAAAAGTTGGGTGAGCGTCGTGATGCCACCTACGAGTTCGGCACTAATCCGTGTTCTGAAATTATTCTGCGTGACAAGCAGTTCTGCAATCTGTCTGAAGTAATTGTTCGCAAGGACGATACAGAAGAAACCTTGAAGCGTAAGGTACGGCTTGCTGCCATTCTTGGCACATGGCAGGCTAGTCTTACCCATTTTCCGTACCTGTCTAGTGATTGGAAGAAGAACTGTGAAGAGGAAGCACTGCTTGGTGTGTCACTCACAGGTATTCTTGACAACGCCATGATGCGTGACAACACCGAAAACTTGCAGCACATTCTTGAATCGCTTCGTGACCATGCCGTGGCTACCAACAAGGAGTGGGCAAAGCGGATTGGCATCAACCCCGCAGCGGCTATTACTTGTGTCAAGCCTAGTGGAACCGTATCGCAGTTGACTGATTCTGCAAGCGGCATCCACGCTCGTCACAACGAGTACTACATTCGCACCGTTCGTGCAGATCGCAAAGACCCTCTGTGTCAGTTTATGATTGACAAGGGCTTCCCACACGAAGTGTGCAATATGCGTCCCGACCACACAATGGTGTTCTCGTTCCCCATGAAGGCTGTGGGTTCTGTGACCCGCAACCACATGACTGCTATTCAGCACTTGGAGTTGTGGCTGGCGTATCAGCGGCACTGGTGCGAACACAAGCCCAGTATTACTGTTACTGTGCGTGAGCACGAGTGGATGGAGGTGGGTGCGTGGGTGTATAAGCACTTTGACGAGATCAGCGGTATTTCTTTCCTGCCCCATTCCGATCACTCGTACAAGCAAGCACCGTATCAGGACTGCACCAAGGAGCAGTACGAAGCCGCTCTTGCTGCCATGCCACAGGGCGTGGACTGGAGTGAAATGGTGAACTACGAGAAGGAAGACAAGACTGTTGGAACCCAAACATTCTCGTGCACTGGCGACAAGTGTGAGATTGTTGACCTGACCACATAAACTTCGCAGGCTTGTGCCCCGCAGGAGATAGCATCTCCCGCCCGACAACCCCCGTAAATGGGGGTTGTTTCTTTTCCTAAATATAGTATAGGAGATTATTCTAATGAGAACCAACCACAACACATTCCGTTCGCTCAACGAGAGCATTGCACGCATCCAAAACCCACAAGCCGCTTTGGATGAGGCTATGGAGTACAACGAACTGCTAGAAACAGTGCTGTTGGCTCTATGTGAAGAACTAGAACTTGATCCTAATGCCCTGCTGGAAGACATCCAGACACCAGAACGCGAAGCGGAAAGCGAAAAGAATCTGCGGAAACTGTCGCGCCGTGCAGGAGACTGGGCGACTCGCCTCCGTAACCAGACCAAAGGCAAAGCAGCAAGGGAAAGACAAGTAAAGGCTGACGCGGAACTTCAATCAGCGGAGGATCGTCATCGCAAGGAACAAAAGTCAAAGACCGTTTACGGCAAGGGCGGCAAGCCTGTCCGCAAGGGATCAGAAGACCACAAGCGAGCCATGAAGCGCAAACAGGATATGGGTGCCAAAAAGCGAGCCGATGCTGAACGACACGCACGGCAGAAAAGAGAAAGCGAAGCATGGCACAGGAGTCGGGCAGGAGATCGGGATCATCACGCACAGATGCAAGGCTATGAAGACGCAGCACATCGGCGTGGTCCCTACACAGGCGGGCGTGGCCCAGAGTACGGTGACTGAATGGAAGGCTGAAAACCGATCCCACACACCAAACCCCCGCAAGGGGGTTTTTCTTTTAGCACAAACCTTCAAGAAATTCCAACATTTTTGTGTTGGTGGGTGGGCTAGATATTTGTATGCAGAGAGGCTATGTTCCATCTCTTCTGCTGGCCCTCTCACTACTCTTCGGGGCATGTGACGAGGCATCGGTGTCGGTATACGACACACCACAGGAAAAAACTCCAGTAGGGATTCCCGCTACACACCTTCCGTGGTTCATGGGCGGCTTTTCCCTACTGGACGAGCAAACAGAGGAATTGGCAGTTGGTATGCTTGCCAAAGCCGATGGCTCTGAAATTGGTAGTGCAGTACTTATTGCACCCAATGTTTTCATTACCGCAGGGCATTGCATGGAAGACGGTGACGCTGACCTGTTCGTGGTGGGGTGCGAATCGTACAAGATTGTGGACTACCGTATGCACCCCAAATACAAAATTGGGGATCGCTTGTTCCAAGACGCAGCAGTTGGGCTGCTTGAGCGTAACTGCCCTGTTACTCCTGTTCCCATCATGGGCAAAAGTAACCGATACATTCAAGGCGAGTCGCTTACTCTGATTGGTTTTGGTGGAGGCTACAAACGCCGTAGCAATCCTGATGTGTTTTGGTACTACGGAACCCTGATTGAAGAACCCACAGTATTCAAAATGCTGCCAATCAACGGAACCCTGTATTTTGGCGATTCAGGCGGCGCAGTCCTGAACAGCAGGGGCGTGCTGGTTGGAATCATTTCCTCACTAGCCACCAAAGACTCTACCATATATGAAAACTCCGCTACTCGGGTAGACCTTGTAGCGGAGTGGGTGCGAGCAGTAGTTCTAGAGTTATCAGGAAACCCGTTATAGATGCGATGGGGTTTAGTCCCCTTCGTCTAGCACATCAGTCACAGGCACAGACTGTGCTGCTGCCTGTGCTGCGTCCAACTGCTTCTGTAGTTCAGCCTTTTCCTTGTTGGCAATCTCTAGTTTGGCTTCGGCTAGAATCACGCTGCTAGTCAGAGCGTGTACCTTCTTTTCCAACAGAGGGATCAGCACAGTTTCATTGTAATTTTCTGCATTGTTTTCTGGAATCATTATTGAATCCTCCTTTACCGTATTTAGTCAGGTTCCCTAAATACTGTTATGGTTATAGCAGGAATTGATTATTCTCTTTGTGGTCCCGCCGTCTGTTTGTACAACAACCCAGACGATTCGCTGCCGTGGGATCACACCAAGTGTTCATTCTATTTCCTGACCGAAAACAAAAAACAATCAGAAATTCGTACCCTGAATATTTACGGCGAGCGGCTGTCCGATTGGAACTCCGATCAGGAACGCTACGAGAGCATTGCAGATTGGGCTATTGACATTGTGATGGGTTGCTCCCATGTGGCACTTGAGGGGTATGCGTATTCTGCAAGTGGGCGAGTATTTCATATTGCAGAAAACACAGGCATCCTGAAATACAAACTGTACCATCTAGGGGTTCCTGTCACGATTATTCCACCCACCGAAGTTAAGAAATTTGCATCAGGCAAGGGCAACGCAGACAAGACCCAAATGTACGATGCGTTTGTGTGGGAAACAGGAATGCACCTGAAAGCAGTACTAGCACCCAATCGTAAAGAGATTGGTAGCCCCGTTTCAGATATTGTGGACTCGTACTATATCTGCAAGAAGATGTACGAAAACATCCGCGCTGCGAATCCCGATGGGGATTAAGGCTTGGGTGTGTTGTCGTACTTCTTGATGGTGTCAATGTCTTCGTTTTCAAGAGCATTGATGGACGGGCGAACCCATTCCTTCCACGCCCAAGCAAACGCAATCAGCACGATGGGCAAATACCATAGCACCCATCCCCAAGAGTTTCCGCTGTCACCACGCTGAATTTCGTGATCCAATCGCTTCATAATCACGCTGTCGCCACTGGAATCAGGAACGATTTGTGGAACGGTGTTGCAGGCAGTCAGCAGTAGTCCAAGCAGAATTGTGTATACGGCTTTCATGGTGTACTCCTTATGACTTGTTGGACGCAGCAGCAGAACCAAAATAGAATCCTACGATGCTTAACAAGATTTGACGGTTTTCAGAGGTGAACAGGTAGCCGTTGATTTCCACGAAAAACTTCTTGGTGCTTTGTGGAATCAGCCCAAACAGCCCTTCAGGAGTGGTTGCGTCTACTTCCACAAAAGTGGGCAGACCAAAGAACGGCAGGATGAACGGAGCCAAGAAAGTGCCGAACAGTATGGACAGCACGATTACTTGACGAACGCCACGCCCCACATCGTAGGGAACACGCTCTGCGGCTTTATCTTGGTTACTGGTGGTCTGCGCGTTTGCAGCCATCATCTGTTGGAACAGTTCTTTTTGGTCTTGCGACTTTTGTGCCATGTAGCGAAACAGGAATCCTGCTGCGCCGCCGCCAACCAACGAAAGTAGTTCAGGTGTAAACATATTCACTTCCTTTCTAAATCAGTGTTTTCAATCACCTTATTATTTATGAGTTTAGCGGTCTTCCTCTTTAAAATATTAAACCGCTTCTTGGGAGATACGGGAGGAATATCGCTGCCTGTGCCTGCAATACGATCTGCCCCTGTTATATTTGTGGGAGCGGAGGTGGGCAAGCCACCGTCCTGTTCCATGAACTGTGCAAACCGTTTGAGTCGCTTCATAATCGCTCCTATAGGCTCCGTAGAGCCTCTGCAAGCCGTCCGTCCACGGGAATGGTATCCAAGCGTATGCTTTCAAGCACCATGCCCTCTCCTATGTAGTTTAAATATAGAAGTGCGGTTTTCAGGGGTGGGTACAGATTGGGTTCCAATTTAAATAATAGCATTCGTGCTGCACCACGAGGCCCAAACACATTTCCTAAAATAGTCAAGTGATTCAGGAGCAGGATGGGGCGAATCTTGCCGCTGCGGTTGTATTTTTTAAGAAGACGCTTTACATATTTTATACGATTCAGGTCTTCTGTGAATTCAGTCATGCCATTACACTGGGGGTTGGTGTATTGCCCCATAGCGTAAAGCATGAAATTGTCTCGGTTCAGAGTCTTGAAATCCATGACGAATAGGTTTACCGTTTATTTCTTCAGGGCTTGCTTTTTCTTGAACTTGTTCTGCTTTTCTTTGGGTGTCAAGTCCACATCGGAAACATTTGAACCGGGCACAGGTGATTGGAGTTCAACTCCCTGATCTATAAAGATGTCCTCAAACACTAGTGGTTTGTTTGGACGCAGACGGATGTATTCCCAAAAACCTTTCACTTGCCCTCGTACTTGGCTATTGGGCGAGCAGCACCAATCTTCTTGCCGTCCTGTACTTTTTGGGTCAGGATGCTCTTCTTGGGTCTGCTGCGAATCGCGTCACGATTTGCCATTAGTCTGTCCAAGCGGGGACTCCATGTTTTCATTTTCGCTTCGTTTACACCCTTCTTGGTGGTGTCGCGCCTCACATGGGGCATGGTGTAGTCAACAGACTTCTCTACAGTCTTCTTGCCACCTGCTCCGATTGAAGCAACCTCGTAACCAATTTTCTTGTTGGGGTTTAGACCAATCTTAATCATGGGCTTCTTGGCTTCGCTCATAGCCTTCTTCTTGGCACGAAGCATGGCAAAGTCTTGTGAGTCAAGACGCTTGTTCTTGTTCAGGTCTAGTTTCTTCTGACCGCCGACAAGGGCTTCTTCTTTTACCGACTTTTTCTTGGCACGAAGCATGGCAAAGTCTTGTGAGTCAAGACGCTTGTTCTTGTTCAGGTCTAGTTTCTTCTGACCGCCAATGAGTGCTTCCTTTACGGTATTTTTAGCACGACGAATTTCGTACTTCTTGTGGAGGGCTTCTAGTTCACGCCCCTTGTCAAATTTGCCTGCTGCAACTCGCTTGGCTTTGTTGGCTTCTACCTTTTCACGCTGCTTGTAGTACGCATCACCCATTTGCTTTTTGCGCTCGGGATTCAGAACACCACGAGCACCGACTCGTGCGCGGTCGTATGCGTATCCCATACGAGCCAGTTTGGCTGCGCCTGCTTCGTCAATCTGCTCCATCTCTTCCTTTACCTCTGCACGGCTACCACGCTTTACAAGTTTGCCGCTACGACCGTAAGTACGGGACGACTCTTGTTCTTTTTGGGAACGCTTGAGAAGACGAGCAATTGCCTTGTCGTGCTTGTCTTCTGATTTAGAGGCACGATCAGCAACTTTGCCGTATTTGGTCATTCTAGTTCTGTACGCACTATCAGCAGCATCATCGTGTTTGGCTATTTTGCGATCCATTTCCCGTTCACGAGCAGGAGTCTGGTAGTCTTCTGCAACTTCAACCTCTTCCGCTACAGGCACGGCAGGAGTTAGTTTGGCACTCACGGTGTACAGCGAATCCGCGTTTAGTCCAACCTCAACATGCAGATTTAGTTCGGTGTAGCCGCCTGTGGGGTTAGCCTTGCCGTCAAAGCGAATCTGTCCTGTCTGTGCGTCGTAGCCGTCAACGCGACCAAACTGCACCACAGGAATATCAAACGAACCCACGCCACCGTCCCATGAACGGGGCTTCCACGGGAAGTCTAGTTGCACCACATTGAGACGCACCTTCATCTTGAGGAACGCTTCGTTGGGATCAAGGTAAGTGCCCTTGCTGATGGTGGCAAGCATGGCATTAATACCAGCAAGAGCACCCGCAGACTGTAGGTGGTGCAAACCTGCATCGTCCTTGTGAGCAGAGCGGTTGCCGTAACCTGTTAGAACTTCGCTGTACTCGCTCTCGTTAAGAGTGCTACGGAACGACTTGAATGATTTGTTTTCGTGCATGTGTTTTGCCTTTGATATTTCAATTGCTGCGAGTTGCTTCTGTGCCTTTTCCTTGGACGGATGTGTTCCCAATACTTTAGTGCCTGCCTTGTTCGTTACTACAAACTTGTTGCCTTGCTTCTTAATCATTTGGGTTCAGTCCTTTTGGAGACGCTTTAGTGCGCGACCGATTCCCATCTCACGATTTTTGTACTTTTTGTCTAGTGGTGTCTTTTTGCTTGGTGGGGTAGACACGCCTCTTTTCTCTGCTTCTCTTGCTGCCTGATACTTTTTGCCCATGCTGTGTCCCTTCAGAAACTCTTTTTCTGATTGGGAATCGTGTGCCTTTTGCACATACGAGGCAAGGGTCTTTTTGCTCAACTCGTCAATCTGCTCGGCTTCTTCCTTGACACCTGTGGCTCGCTTGATGCCCTTCACGGCATTCTTTTGCTGTCTGCCTGTGAGCGAAGCGTAGTGCTTTCCAGAACCGTACATCATGGACGAGAGTTGTGAGCCACGCTTGGCAACATACGAGTCCTTGGTCGCCTTGCTCAACTCGTCAATCTGTTCAATCTCTTCCTTGACTTCGCGCTTCTTCTTGTTCTTGTTGTGGAGTTTCCATGCAGTGGCGTACATCACGCTCTTGCCACGCTTGCCGTACTGCTTGGTGAACGAAGCCTTGGCGTTCTTGGAACCAGTCATGTGCTCCATGTCTGGTGGAGATACCTCATCAAGTCTTTGGGTTTCTTCTTTCATGCTCTTTTCAGTCTTACGCCACTTGGCGTGTTCACGCTTGTTGATCTGATAATCACTGCCTTGTTTGTCAGACTTGTTTGCTAGTCCCTTGAGTTCAAGGTAGTTGACTCGTGAGCCACGAGCGTATGCCTTGTTGCGTTCAGGTGTAGGAGTGCTAGCACGATTCATGGTTTCGGAAGCCTTCTTGCGTTCACGATCAATCACTGCCTTACGAGCAGGAGTCAGGGCTTCTTCAAGATCATTTGCAAACTGGAAGAAAGTCTTGCCTTCGCTCACGCTCTTCCAACCGCCACCCTTGGAGTTGTACCACTTGACTGCCCATCCGTTGGCATACGCAGACGGGTACACATCAAACTTGCTTCTTGCCATGCTCTTGGCTTTTGACCACAGAGACGGATTGGTGGGCTTGTTGGCTTCAAGGATTTCTTGTGCGTCTTCGTGCAGATCAAACAGCGCAATAATGTCTGTGTCTCCACCGTCAAACGCCTCTTCAATCTTGCCTTCCTTGCCCATAGTGAACTTGAAAGCGTTGAACAGGGCAGGGCTACCTGTAATCTTCTTTACAAGGCTGTCTAGCATATTAATCATCATTTCACGGTACACCTTGCCCATGCTCATTTGCTTGAGATTGCTCTTGGACTTTAGTGCTTTGCGAGCAGCGGTGATTTGGGTCTTGTCAACCAGTCCACTACGCAGCAGGGTTGTGGTACGATCTGTTTCAACGCTTTCACCAATCTTTTGTGTGGTGGCAGCAATGGTTTCGTCTGCTTCCTTTACGCCCTTGTCTTTGGTCAGGCTGGAGCGTAGTGCGGTGTACATGGCACGGTTGTTCACAATCTTGTCCACCACATCCACCATTAGTTCCTGCATGAGAGTGCGGTAAGCAGGACTCTTGCTGTACTTCTCTGGGTCTTGGAACATGGTCATAGCACGACGCACATTGTTTTGTGACACTAGACCAAGGCGCAACAGGGTTTGAAGTTTTGATTTGATAGCAGAGTCCATGAGTGGAATTCCTTGTAAATGTGTTTTCAGTATTTAGGCTGTGAAATATTCCTGTCAGGTCATGCGGACGGGACCGTAAACCGTTCGCCCGTTGTTTATTCGGTAAATAGCGGTTTTGCCGTTACGGAGTGTTACATAGATTTCTTCCCCGTAACGGATGGCTGAAACTGCGTCGTTGCCGAATATTTGATACGGCTGGCTGCACCGACCAATATAAAAATATACCTTGCCGCCCTTTACTGCTACCCATGTGTTTTCAGCATTGTTTTGCGGAGTGCGTGGGCACGACGAGTCCTCTTCTAAAGACTTGTGGCTGGTCATTACAGGCTTGTTGCCCTTGCCGCTCTTGGACGCTTTGGATTCTGCTCGTCGCTTTTGTGACACAGCAGCCTTGCGTTCCTTGGGTGACATCTCGCCCACAGTTTCAGGAGTCTTGCCCACCTTACGCATAGGTCGGCACTTGGGGTACGAACCGCCTTCGCTGGCACTCTTGCGACCACACGGGGGGTACTCTCCAGTTTTTGGATCACGCTTGCCACCAATGTTTACCCACTTCTGCTTGAACCAATCACCCAAGTCTTCGTCAATCTTGCACGGTGGGGTTGGGAACTGTGTGTTGTGCTTGGAGAATCCACCTGTCTGACCGGGTGTGGGTGGGCGACGCTTGTTCTTGTCGCTTTCAATAATATTGGCAGCAGCGGTATGGTACAGTTCAGTAAAGTCAAACTCTTCTTTCATGCCCTTACGCATTCCACGCTGTAGTTCATCAAACAGGCGAACAGTATCGTCACGACTCGCAGCAGACGGCATTCCTTGTGCAAACGATTTCTTGTTGTCTTGTTCGGCAGCGGCTCGCATCTTGCTGGCACTCATGCCCTGCACACCTGTTGCTTTGGGATCACGCTTGCCTGCCATGACGAAATCGTAACGCTTTAGTTTTAGTCGGCGTTTAGGATCAGAGTGCTTCATTAGTTTACGGATGTTTTTGTCATCGTAGTCTTCGCTGCGATCTTCGCCACCCACAAACACCACATGCTCGTACCCCATCTCTGCAAGCGTGTACAGCAGATCAAATGGGGTCTTTATCTTTTCAGAGTTTAAAAAATGTACTCCCGGGAATAGGCGTTTCAACCAAAAATATTTACGAGATGGCGACAACGGATTCTTTTTGGGATCGTGACTGCGACTAAACCCAATCGCGTGATCTGCTCCCATTTTGTGTGCCGTGTCTACCACCTTGTTGAAAAGGAGTTGGTGTCCCGAAGTTGGTGGCTGAAAACGACCGAAAGCAACTACAATAGTTTTGCTTCGTCGTGTATCCTTTATAGATTTAGCCACTTTAGATCACCTCCCGTAATGCACTTGCGGTGCACCAACTCTTTACTGTTTCCACGATTTGGAAATCGTGAAGTTAGCCTTTGAAAACTCAATGCGATCAACTAATTTCACCGCATCGTTACTCAAACGATCTATTGCAACAAACCCTTCGGGAACTGTTGCCACATACTTGTCACCCTTCTGCACAAATGTTCCAAACTCTGTGGACAGGGTTCCCAATTTGCCTAGCACATACTTCTTGATCTGTGCTACACGATTATGTAGCGTGAACAGCCGATTGATTTGGTTGCGGTTGTTACGCACATAATCCAGTGTTGGGGTTGGTGTTTTGGCAGGAACTTTGGTTTTTCGTTCTTTACGCTTGGCATCCACTTTAGCAGACAGGAATGTTAGCAGTTCATTGGTATCGCCTAGTTCGCGGCCGCTACGGATAATGCTGTTGAAATACATCTTGATCTCGGCTACAACTGCTGTGTTTTTGGCTAGCCCGTTCATTACTGCTCGCAACCCAATACCCTCACGAATAATATCGTCTATTTGGGTATTGATGTGTGCAATATCTTTGGTGGTAAACAAGCCGTCACCACGAGAGAATCGGTAGGTGGCGTTGTCGTACCATACGGTTTTGCTTTTGGCTAGTCCTTCAAGTGAAGGGTTGAACCGCACAACACGCAGATCAGCCATGCTGTCACCACCGTATTCGGTGTGGAACACAATACCAATCTTGGCTCCTCCGATTCGTGTGCCCAAATGGGACTGCGGATCAACCGCGTACTTGATGGTGTTGGGCTGGAATGTAATGTACCGCTTGCCGTCAATGGTTTCAGTCTTGCGTGTCTCGCTGTCAAACAGCAGATCGCCTTGCAGAATGGTTTTGATGCGGAGTGTCTTGAAATACTTGAGTGCCAGTTTGAGTTTGGCGTTCAGCCCGTCAGCAGGATGGTTGGCATTAATGTCTGCATCGGTGTAGTTAATCTTGGGTGTCTTGTTGAACACACTCTTTGTGCCCACAAAAAACTTGCCGTTCTCGGGGTTGATGCCCATGATGACAGCAGGCGCACCGTCCCACTTGACTGAAATATCGTATGGCACGGTTTCATTGCCGTGTAGAGACTGCACCACACCACGCAGAGAGTTCATTGCTTTTGAGAAGCCTGCAAAACCGCTGTTGAAGATTTCGTCTTCAAGATGCTCTAAATGTACATTCTTGCCCCCTGTGCTTTTCAGGGATTCGGCTAGAAAGGGAATAAAGGAATTCATGGGTTTCACCCCATTATTTAGACCGTAGAAACCTGTTCGGATTTCCATAGTGCAATAGCGTCCACGAGGGGTTCCACCCAATCGCGGGTGTGGGCTTCAAACACTTGGCACTCGCCTGTGCTGGCTACACCCATGATGATTGTAATATTGTCCACTCGCTGCCCTGTCAGGTCTTGCCACATGAGCGCGTATGCGGCTCCTTGAGTAAAATAATCACCAATTGCGTCTTCACTCTTGGGATTCTTGGAAGTCTTGAAGTCCACCACGGACAGGTTGCCGTTGTATTCTGCAATACAGTCGGTGCGTCCTGCCAATCCAATTTTCTTTGACCACAGGGGTACTTCAACCGCACGAATGTTGTCAATGCAGTCCAAATACGGCTGCATGGTGTGGAACATATCCAACTCTTCCGTGCCTGCGGCTTCTTGCAGCGAAGCCTCAAAACGGTTCTGTAAATAGTCCTCTATAAGAGCATGAACCCGAGTGCCACGAGACAGGATTCGTTTGGACTCTTCGGGATTCTCTCGTCGCCATTTTGCGAAGAACTTTCGCTTTGCCCATCCTGTAACAGTAGTCACAGACGGGAAAACTCCATCGGGTGTTGTGTACTGCCGAGAGCCGTTTGCCTCTGCGGCTGTTATATCCCCCGAAATATTCACAAAAGCATGACGAAAAGATTTCATACTTATTCGTCTTCAGATGGCTGTTCATCAACCGCTTCCACTTCGGGTTCAGTCTTGGGCTGTTGGGGAAGTGGAGTTTGGTTGCGTTCCATCCACCGCTTGGCAGCAGCGAATTCAGGCTTGTTCTGTTGCTGTTGCATCCATAGCAGCATATCTCTCATGTTTGGCATAGTTTAATCTCCTAATAGTATCTAGGTGTGTAATTTATGAAATATTCAACAAAGTATCTAGTTTGAATACTTGAGTGCGGCTTCGTAGCCTTCTAGCAACTCTTCCGATATTCGTGCGTACTCCGCAGCACCACGAATAAATGATTCGGTCACAGCCTGTGTGAATGGATTGCTGCTACCAAACAGGACGATTGCTGGTAGACACACTCCAACCACGACTTCACGCAGATACGCGGTTTTTGCGTCAAACGAATACGAGCCGCTCGCCTGTTTCGCTTCCAATTCGTGTAGCACTTTTTGAAAAGCCGCCGAGTACGAGCCTGTGGCATCCAAGTTCTCCTTGCCGTGCTGAATGGTGTTACGGGTTGCGTCCACACACGCGGTCTGTATATTGTAGTCACACTCTTCTTTCATGGTGATGAATTCCAGTGGTTTTAACGCTTTCCTAAACTTGGACAGCACAGCGTATCTGTCAAATATTTGTAGTTCTTCGTTTACAGAACGAACCAGTGCGTAATTGCTCATGGCTTCTGCAAGAGAATAGATTCGTGTAAACGCTTTGCTGTCGTTGAACGGGCGAGTGAATAGCGACTGTTCGTGAACTGTGGAGTGCCTGTAGACTGTGTTTGATATGTACGGCAGATACCGCAACTCTGCGTTGCCTGTACGGAACCACACAACAGGAGAAGCGTAACGCTCCACAAGACTGTCGATTACTGCCAGTGTGAGGCGTGGATCGCTGCCGTACTCTTCGTTGATGTATAGAGTCAGCGGAGTTTCAGTTTGATCGGAAAGCACGAAACCAATATCCGCTTGGGAATCGTTGCTGCGAACCTGTATACGACCACCGTTGGGTGTCTTGTCACATTGAATCATGGTGTAGTTTCCTGTTTTTACTTGCGCTTGCGTGGACGCAAGCCGAACGAGAGCCGTTTACGCATAGAAATTTTACGCCGTCTTCTAGCCACATTACGCTTGGAACGAGCCTTGCGAGCAGACCGCTTGGAGCGCATCTTGAGTTTGCGTAGTTGAGAACCCGGTCGTCGCACACACACTCTTGCGCCCTTTTTCATCATGCCCGGTCCGCACTTGAAAATGATTCGCTTCTTGCCTTTACGAACCACGATCTTGCGACGAGCAGCAGCCTCGTTAATCATTTCGGTTTGCACTTCAACCGATTCTTCAATCTCTTCGTCTTCTTCGGCTTCAATTTCCACATCAATATCTGCTTGCTCCACAGGATCAAGAATCTCAATCACGCCGTCTTTTTCTTCCCACTCAATGCCTTCTTCGTCAAGATACGCAATCACATCTTCACGATCAAAATTAGGCATATCAAGAACTATTTTGCTTTCGGTGAGTTCAGCATCAAACTCTTCAAAGAATAATCTCTGAAGTGAGTTGAATGCGTGATCTCGTAAGTCCTTGAAGTCTTTCATTTTAGTCCCACAACATGTCGTTGCCACGATCTAGTACAATTTTGCGGGTACGCTTGTCTAGAACCTGTAGCCCTGTGCCTGCTGCTTTGAGTTCAACCTCTCGGCTACCAGCAGTCTCGTAAGTATCTATGCCCATCTTCTTGATCTTCTTGACCTTGAGTGTATACGGCTTACCGTTTTTCTCTCCGTACACTTCAAACTTTGTGCCTGCGGGCTTGATGTTCATGGTGGCAATGAGTTGCTGTGCCATCTCAATGGCATTACCTGTGGCTGCTGCGCTTGCCTTCCACCCCTTTGCGCTTGGCTTGGGAAGCAGGTTGCCCATTGCATCAGTCTTGCGAGTCTTGAGTGGTTTGTTTGATCCCACGAATCGTGCAGGGTCATCGGTGTCTACACCGTAGCCAATGGTTCCTAGTTGTGGGTTGCGATCACGCTTTACCTTTACGGCTTCAAGCAGCGACTCAACCAAACGCTCACGAGACGAACGGGGGTCTACGAATCCTTCTTTCATGGGCTTCTCCTTCTTTTCTTCCTTTGGCTTCTCACCCACAGTTGCACCCGAGCGGCTTTGGCTCATTAGTCCTGCATCCTGTTGGAACTTGTTTGAGAACTGGATAATTTCATCAATAGGTACTGCCTTGCCACCCTTGGTAATGGTTCGGGTTCTCATCTTGGCATTTGTGCCTTGACCGTTTGCAATATCTACTGCACATTGTGCTGCCCAACGGTGATGCCCGTCAATCACATAGCCGTCGCTTACATAGATGGGTTCAAGCAGGCGAGCAGCAGCCTTGCCGTAGTTTTGTGGGTCTTGCTGTGCGGCTACGAGTGTGCCGTACATGGCTGCAACTTTGGAGCCTAGTAGTTCACCCTGAATAGGCTTGAGTGAAGTGGCATCCACTTCCTGATCGTTGATCTCGTAGCCTGCGTCTTTGAGTGCTTCCTGATACGCCTTCTCCATGTTGACTTCTAGTTTCAAGTCTTCGGGAGTTACTTGTTCAGGACTAGTGTATCCCTTGCCTGCCATGAGAGCCTTGAATGCAGGCGAATCAGGCTTCTTGGGATCAACCTGTGAAGAGAATTGCGGCATCTCTTTACGCACAATACCCTTTGTGGTCTTTTCACCCTTGCGGTCGTAGCAGAAACCAACTTGAGAAAACATCTTGTCACACAACTCAAAGTCAATCACTTTTTGCCCACGCAGAGCAGCAAGTGCTGCGTGGTTCATTTCATCGGTGAATTGTTTTTCTGCGTTTGCGTCACCGAATACGGATTCGCTGTCGTCTCGTGGGCCAGCAAAGGTTTCGGTTTTGATAGCATTGGCTACCACATTAGCCTTGCGAATATCAGGTTTTAGTTTTCCGCTGCCCACAGGGTCTTCACGAAACGCTGCATCAAAAACTGTTTGTGGGTCTTCTGCGGCTACATCAGGATGCTCTTCTTCAGGCTGTGGTTGATCTTTAGCGGTTTTGGTGGGCTGATCTGCGGGCTTGCCTTGTTGTGGTGCTGCTTGTGGTTTGGCTTGAGATGCAGCAGCGGGAGCAGGTGCTTCAGCAGCCTGTGCCTGTGGTTTTTGCTTTTGATCCACAGTCTTGTCTTTTGCGTACCCGTCTTGATCTAGTGACACTTCCCGAGAAGAGTCAACTGTGCCGTGATCCACGCTGCCACCGCGTCCCTGTCCTTTTGAGTACACCTTTGCTTTTTGCTCGTCATCAAAGTAGTCCACGGTTCCAGATGGATTCTTTGCACCGTAGTGACCACTAGCGGTCTTCCACACTTCTCGCTCTTTGTGCCCTGTTTTTACGGGTGCTGCTTGAAGTTCAAGGATTACTGTGCGTAGACTCTTGTATTGGTCGCTCATATCATGCTCCGTAACTGCGTGTCAGTTTGGTGATCCTGTCAATTTGAGTCTGTAGTTTTTCCGAACGGTTGGGCCAGTGAATGTACTCTTTCTGTGGGTTCTTCATCAAATTAGTTAGTAGAGGAAGTATCATGGCTTCCAACTCCAACAGTTTGGTTTTGCAGTCCTCACGCATAGCATTAGATCGTTCTTCAACCTCATCCAAAACTGCACTCAAGTTTTCGCCTTGAGCGTGTACTGAAGCACTGAGTTCCCCCAACTCCATGTTTAGTACACGATCAATCTTTTCTTCCACACGGGTTAGTTGTGCAGGAGACGCTGGCTTGAAAGCCACAAGTTTAGCGTCTATTTCTGCAAGTCTAGCCTGTATAGCCGAAATGGCAGCACTTGACACCGCCGGTTGCGGTGGTGGTTGCGGTGGTGAAGGGGCAAGTACCTTTAACTCGTCTTCATCAACCGCTGTGAAACCGAAATCAAATTCGGTATCACCCATATACCACTCAGTTTATGTTCCAAGTACCGCTACCACTAACAGGAGCATTGAAATAAATCATTGCGGTAAATCCTGCATTTACTTGTGTTCCGCTTGCGAAGTTTTCAAAAGTTGCTCCTGCCACTACAGCAGTATTGTTAGGCTGACCACCTGTAGGCCCAGCAACACCTGTAAAAGCATTTACTCCAATTGTTTCAACGGTAAAAAGAGTTCCTGGGGATTTTGTAGCACCAGCCCACGGAGATGCAAAAGCAATTTGTCGTGTTGCTGCCGAAGCCAAAGTGAATCCTCTTGGACTACCAACAACCGCAAAATCATTATTGCTGAAAGCCCCACCGAAATTAATTCTGTCTCCAGTGTCTAGTGTTACCCCACCAACTATTCCCCAAGCAGTTGCACCAGTTGCACCGGGACTTAGTGTTCCACCCAATGAAATGCCGGAATACATGACAGCCCTATGGTCTGCGCCGCTACGAACAAACTTCTTTAGGAAAATACCAACAGTTTGTCCTTCATTTGCTCCAATTATATTTCCATTTGGCAGAGTGCTACCACGGGGATTCTGTAGTTCAGCCTCCGTGGCAAATTCTGGTGTATTAGGTAGCAATCCCGGATAGATTGTGCCAAAAGGAGGGAATCCAGTACCGGTAGTCAAACCAGTAATACCAAAGCCCAGTTTTCTCGCCATTTTTTCAATCATCTGTGCGCCTGTGCGACCAATTGCACCGCTTACACCGTGAGAGGTAAAAAGGTGGGCGAGAATGTTGCCTAGTTTGTTGGCTCGTGCTAGTTCTACTGATCCTGCGGTAAATGCCATCGGAATGTCCTTTCGATTGGGGGGAGTAATTGCCTTGTCTACTTATTTATTCATTTCTGTAGCGTCACCCACGGAGTTTAATATTTGATTTGTTGTATGGGTTTATATTTAGGCTTGTTCAGCGACGCACCATACGCTTGTAGCCCTGCAACCATAGAGTCCACGCCCCGTTGTGCTCGGGACGCTTCGTCTGCAATAGCCACACACTCGTCGTAAATACTTTTGCTTTTCACCACCAGCACCGTGTCTGTGCTCGGCCCGCCCATATCGCTGAAATGGCGATCACCCTGTGGGAATTCGTAGGACTTTAGCCCAATAGACGCACCCACCCGTTGGGCTAGCCCACCGTAGATGCGCCCACGAGACGATTTAGCGTCCTGCTTGCGACCAAACAGTAGCCCACCAAAATCAGGTCGGCGGGTAAACGCTTTGGCAATCTCTATCACCGTGCCAAACACCCCGATGGACTGGCGTGGGTTCAGGTCGCCCACATCGTTGTCCACAAAATCGTTACTAGTGTTCCAGTCCGCAATGTGTTCGTCTGACCAGTAGTAGTGTCCGCTTATCTTGTCCAAATGGACAGGAAACGCTAGACGGGCAAAAGACAATTCGTATATCCGTTTACCGTCTGCTGTCACGAGTGGACGAATTTCGCTGCCCTTGTTCTCGCCCCACACAAATGCGTGCCCAAACGACACACGGAAAATGTGGGCTTGAATACTGGGCAAGTATAACATGCCTTGGGGAATCAGAAGCGGCGAAACCTTTTCCTGTACCCACTTGTCCATCTGCTCACCGCTTTGTACAGGAACACCGTAGCCGCTGTGGTATTTTCTGCCTGCGTTTCCCTTGTCAACACCAATCTCGGTGTCCAAGCCTTCGTTGCGGCTAACTGCAAAGTACCTGTGGTGCATCAAGTCTTCGTACTTGCCAACCCGACCCCATATTGTGGGCTTGGTGAGTTCTAGCCACGGTGCAGGGCGAGTAAACGCTTCGGTCAGATACGATTTGAACTGTAGACGGCTCATTGGGCAATTCGCTCCAACACAAACAGTTCACGCCCCATGCCCAAGGATTTTGTTGACTCAAGACGGTATCCTGCTTGTGCAGCGTATCGCTTGATAAGCGAGTTGTACAGTTTTACACGCGAGCCTGAACTGTACGAATATGTTTTTGCGTTTACTTCTGATTTGGCTGCGGTGAATGAAACCGTTTTTGGAGCGTAGCGTTTAACAAATCGTTTGAACCCGTCCATGACTGTTGCAAACACCTGTGTAGCCTTGCCTTCACCTGTGAGTGCAGTAGAACCACCGCGTGTAAAATCCATGTCCCAACCTTCGTCTTGTGGCTGAATGTACCCAAAGTTTATAACCAAGTAGTCTGCTTTGGGATCGGCTTCGTCACCGTCTGTGTAGTGGTACGCAGCGTGATCGGGGGCTTCCACCTTTTTCACAACCCGAAACGGCTTGTCGTACAGTTCAGTCAGATATGAGCGGAAATCGTGGTGCATTACGAGTTCAGGTAATCTAGTATTTCTTTGCCACGCAGCCAGCGGAGTTTCTGTGTGTTTCGTACCAAGCCTACTTCAAAGATTTCTACGCTGCCGCCCAAATCTATTATTTCTGGTCGCACGGATAGTATTTCACGAAGTGCGGCTTTAATGGAACTGCGATCAATGCCTTCAAGAGACGGTGTTTTTTCTCCACCGCTGTACACTTTGAGCCAACCCTTTATGTACGCAACACGCTGGACTTCGTAAGCCAAATCCATGTCCTCTTTTTCTATTCGCTCTTTGACTCGTTCAGCAGTGTACATGTGCTCGTCTCCGTTTTTGTCGTACCAACCCAAACCCCTTTGATTATAGTAGTATCCCTCTTTTTTTAATCCTTCATACAATTCTTGCTGACTAATACCGAAACGAGACGGGTTTCTTACCAATTGTGTTACATGGTAGCCGTTGCTGTGCGAGAATGTGTAGTTTTCCAGTTTGGGATTCCACCAGCCTGCAATGCTGGTCTTGTTGCCCCACGGATACGGAGTACGAGACGGCTTTTGTGCTGCTGCTTTACGCTTGGCACGAATTCCTGCCCACGCTGCGGACAGGGCTTGCTTGTACCCCTTGCTTGTGCCTGCTGCACGCATCCTGCGATCAAATTCGTGTGTTAGTTTACGAGCACGAGGAGATTCAGGATCAGCACTCGCTGGGTCAAAAGCATTAGGGTTATCGTAAATGCCTAGACGCTCGTGTAGATTACGGATAAATTGGAAATAGTCTTTCATGTGTTTTCCTTTAGAATATGTAGAGCAGGTTTCAACTCCACGGATCACCCGAAAATTTAATGGTGGACGCTAATTTTTCAGATTCAAACTTGGCTCTCATTTTCAGGATTTTTTTACCACTTGCACTCACACCTATTGATTCGTTTCCAACTTTTTCTATTGAAATTTCACCCTTCATAATTGCGTCAAGTTTTTTGTTCTTGAGCGGGTCGTCTACTTTGGCAGTAATCTTTCCCGGTTTGTCGCCCATGCCCGTGACTTTAACATACGGTGGGTATAAATCATTACTGGCATCCAACCAATTTTTCAATATGTAATCACGCAACTTTAAACTATCAAGTTCGTTCAAGCGGGTGTACATGATGTCTCGCACCTTGGCAAGCACTTGTGATCCTATCTCTTGTGTTTGTTTTTGTACGCCGGGTTTGTTACGAATAGCGTCTTTTCGTGCTTTTGAGTTTTCTGGTAGTTTAAATTTTTTTACAGCAGTGGTTACTGCTTCTGTGAGCACAGTGCTCAAATCCACTTCAAGTGCGGCTTCCACGGTTCCAATACCCGGATTCTTGAAACCAATATCACCCCCACCTGATGTGGATTTTGCGGACAGACCCAAGAATCCGTCAACTGGCCCTCTGGTGAATTGTATAAGAATGTCTGTGGGATTCTTGCGTGAGTCTACTTCTCGTCCAACCGCACGAGACAGCACACCCGGTCGTGCAGTCCACCACACCTTTTTTACTTTTCCAGAGTATTTGTGTGCTTTTGCCCATATCAAAAACTCTTCAACCATTCGTTCTGCCCGTTCAATTTGAATAGCAGTTCGTGACGCACCAATCACCTTGGATTTGCGATTGAATTGATTTTTTGCTTCGGCATCCCACCATTTACTACCTGCCAGTAAATAACCAACATAAATTTCATTCACATCTGCTAGGTCTGTGTTTGATGGCATGTGCTTCTCCGTTATAGCAATTATTTAGGCAAAAGAAAAACCCCCTTGCGGGGGGATTCTTTTTTACAAATTGATTTTGGGTTTACCGTTTGTAATTCCTGTAAGGGATGGTGCTCCTGCTGTCATCGTACTCTATTTCTCGCCCCGTATTACCGTAGTGAGTTCGTGCCCACTCTTTCTTGTCTGCGGCAGTCCATTTACGATTTACTCGCTGATTGTACGCTGTACGAGTATCCACCACTTTGCCACCCGTGCCGTACACATTCTCTTTGTCAGCCTTTTCTGCTGCGTCTGTTGCCTTGAGTTTGCGTGCATCCGCTGCTGCGTCTTTTGCCTTGAGTTTATGTGCAACCGCTGCTCGCTTGCGTGCAGGCGTTGATGTGTCTTTTGCCTTGAGTCTATGCTTATCCGCTGCCTGTTTCTTTTTACGGATGCTTGAGTACATTTCGTAATCTCGTTCAGGAGTCTGCAAGTCTTCTAGTAGTGCCTGTGGATCAAGGTCTAGTGCTTCGCAAAGGTCAAGAATTACTGCTTCAAGAATACTGGTGTACTCCATAGCCTCGTCCAGTGCAGCAATTGGGTTTTGGATGCGTGCAATGCTCTCGTTGAGCGAACGGAATGTGTTGGTGTTGAATCGTGCCATTAGTGTATCTCCTTGTGCTGTTATTTAGTTTTCTTGGCTGTCTTGGCTGCTCGTGCTTTACGACGCTGCATTGCTGCCATGTTGGCGTTTACTCGTGCGCCACTCACCTCACGGTTGGTCTTGAAGCCTTTGCCTGTAAGCAGATTCTTGGACGCTTGAAAGAAATCCACTTCGTCAATGATGCGTTCGTCTAGTTGTGCGCCTTCCTGTACCTTGCGCTTGGCTATTGCATCCAGTTTCTTGCTTTCACGACGAGCGTACTCGTGGTGTGCCTTGGCTGCGGAATGGATGGGTGACTTCTCACCAGTGGGTGACACCGCACCTTTGCGGGTTTCGGCAGCAGCATTGCGCGCCCCACGAGCCAGCACTGCTTCACGCTCGGTGGGTGAGAGTTTCTGCTTGGGGTTGTTGAGTGCGTTCAGCATCCGCTCCCGTTCACGGGCAAACACCTTTTGTTGAGCAGGTGTCACGGCTTCCTTTACAGGCTTGCCCTTTGGTGCTTTTTTGTCCTGTTGCTTTGAGCGGAGCAGATCGCCCAGCGTGGGGTTGAATGGGTTGAACGGCTTTTTGTCACCGCCTTGTGGAGACGCGGATTCACGCACCACCTTGCCGCCCACACCGTATGTCTTTTTGCTGCTGCCTTCCTTGCGTTGAGTGGTGTACAGTGCATTTCGCTTTTTTACTGCTGCGTTGAAACGCTCTCCAGCCGCACGAAGTGCCTTTGCTGCCTTGGGGTTGGTGTCAGGAGACTTGGCTTCTGCGTCCCATGCCTGAATGTAGCGGCTAGACGCTGCGTCGCTGCCGTGTTCTGCTGCCTTCATCTTGCGCTTCATCTGCCGCTCACGAGCAGGGGTTTGGATGTCTTCCTCTACAGGTCGGGGTTGCCCGTTCACCACGCCGTTAATGGCAGCGGTCAGATCAGGGTGTTCGTCACGAGAAAAGGGGTTGTGGATGGGGTTCATGTGGGGTTGTTCTCCTGTTTTTATTATTTAGTGTTTACGGCTCCGCGCTTCGTTCATACCCACTGCAAGTTCGGCTCCAGTCTTGGACAGCCGCCCCTTCAGCACTTTAGCAATTTCACGGTGCAACCGCTTGTGGGCACGCTCACCCCGTGCGCCCGGATACTCCCGCAAATCGTTTGTGTTTGCCGCACCCAAAGCACTAAGCGAGTCGCGTGCGAGCCGTGCTTCGGCAAAGAATGTGTGGGGGCATTTCATACTTTTACTTGACACTCAACACTGTCAGCACACCGTCACTCCACTCGCCTGTGCCCACAGCGGTGCGTTCCAATTTGTCCCAGTCCGCTCGTGCGTCACTCTTGTGTACACGGGTACGCCCACGCATCCACCAGTCACCACGAGACGGATTCCACCAGTACTCCCCACGGTAGTGGTACACATATTGGGAATCGGTAGCGTCTTCCACCCATGCGTGTACAGGCGTTTTGCCACTGGAAGCAGGTGTAAGCCTGTTGCCACTGTGCTGTTCGGGTTCCATTAGTATCCACGCGTGAATGACTGCGTGGGTACGCGAACTGTGCCGTACCTTTTCCATGAACGCACTCATGGACGACTCCATACGGCTTTTACGGCGTGCTGCGTCGGTGGCGGCTTCGGTGATGTGGGCGGCAAAGCGTTTCATACGGTGGTTGTACCCCTTTTAATCGTGCCGTGTAGTTGGCGAGAGAACAGGTTGGAGCGGTAGTCTAGTGGTGCGCCCACTACTGCGTTTCGTTCTGCCCAAGCACCGCCTGTGGTTCTGGACAGCACAAGGTCGCGTACTTCCACGGTGTCGCCCACACGGAGCGGAGGCAGGTCTTCCCGTGTTTCGCTCGTGCCGATATACCCCATGAGCATCCACCCTTCGGATGTGTGTATACGCACACGCCACCGCCAAAACAGTTTTTTATTTCTGTAGTTTTTGGTTAGCCGCCCGTGTACGGCTACCGCAGAGATCACGGTTCCAGTAATGGTAAATCTACTAACAAAGTACTCGCCACGAGGGCGTGGGCTGTGTGTGTTGGTGGCGAGGTGTGCAGAAAACGATTTCATGTGCAAATATGTAGGAAACCCCTATATCTGAATGCTATGGGCGTTTCTGTCTAATATTTGAGAATATTGCACCACATCGCCCCACTCTGCCCCACATTACGGAATACCTGAAATAATAGGGTTGAGCGTGTGATACGGCTTTACATTGCGCCGTATTTTTTACCACGCAGCGATGCAGCACGGTCTAGATTCTGATGCACCTTTTTTGGCTGCCCCCGCTTCATTTTATTCATTAACGCCTTGAAGTCGCTCCCCGGCCCCTTGGTAGCGTCCACCCCCATCGTGCACACACTCACCCCACGCCGCACGCACTTCCGCTTTTTGCACTTGGGACACGGGGCAGCACACGGGGAGTCGCGTTCTGGGATAGGCAGCACCGTCTCCCACGCGCCGCTGCACTTTTCACAATGGTATTCGTATACGGGCATAGTGTAAATCCTCCGCTCTATCTATTACACACCTGCCTTGAGTTTCTTGAGGTAATTCTTTTTTTCTCGCAGCAGTACACGGCGAGGCATGGGCAACCTGAATTCTCGGCAGATTTCCAGTGCTTCCCGCTCGGTGGCTTCTTCCAAGGTGTAGTAGTCTTTCTCGTTGAAAATAGGGTCATCACGCATCCACTGTAGAAAGTGGGCGTATTCGTGGGCTAGAGAGAACAGCCACTCGCTAGTACGGCGACCGCCTGTGGCTACCTTTAAAGCACCGCGTGCAGCAGAGGTACTCTTTGCAGTGTGGTCAGGCGGTTCAAAAATGCCTTGGCAGCGTTCGCCGTCCAATGAATTAATTTGGTAGCCGCTGCTCATTACAAAACGAATATTGCACTTGCGGCATTGTGAGCGGATGGTGCGGATGAAGTCGCGGACACGGGGGTTTTTTAGGTACGCCATGTGTGGAATCCTCCAGAGGTATGTTGCTATTCTACCACAAGGAAAATGAAAGAAAAGCGTAAACCCTTTATTTGAAAGCAGTTATACGCGCTATTACCGGACATTGGAATACTTTAAATGGAAATACC